TGCGCGTCGCGGCGCTCCGGATCCGCGCCTCATTCTCGGCGATGATCGCGTCGCGCTCGTCGTTCGTCGCCTTCGCCGTGCGCGCTACCTCGATCCGCATCTTGCCTTCGACGTCGATGGCGCGCAGCTGGTCGGCGCGGCGCGTGACGTACGCCTTGCGCGTCTTCTCCGTCGCCGCCGCGAGGTCTTTCTCCGAGTCGGCGAGGTTGTCAGCCGACTTCGCCGCCTTGTCCTGCACGACGGCGACGCGCACCGTCTGATCGTTCAGCGTCGCCAGCGCAGCACGCACCTCTTCGATCGCGCGGATCGCAGAAGCCGGGTCGCCCTCGAGCCGGATGGTGATGTCGTCAGCTATGGCCTAGCCCGTGCCCTTGTGGTCGGCGAAGAACTCTTTGCGGGCCTGCTGGCCCTCGGCGAGCTTGCGCTGCACCGTCGCGCGGCGCTCCCGCTTCCGGCCGCCGCGCGCGAGCAGCATCACGTGGATCATCGGCTGGTCGAGCCATTTCTGCGGCGTGCCGCCGAAGGCTTCGCAGAGGCCGAAGATGACTTCTGCCCAGTCGACCGAGCCCGGCTCGGCCGCTTCGTAGGAGGGTCGTTCTCCTCCGACTCGTCCTCAGCACCCATCGCGGCGAGCGCCTCATCAGTCGCACCGAACGCGCGCTGCCACGCGACGCCGGCGATCTGCCGAGCCGCGGTGTGTCCGAGGCGCAGACTCGTCGTGTCGTGTCCCTGCTCGGCGAACAAGGCGAGGATCCGGCCTTCGAGGGCGCCGACGGCGCTCTCGAAGGCCAGGATCGCATCGTCCACGTCCGACTCGATCTTCCTCATCTTCGCCGCCGTCAGGTTCGCCGGGTCTTCCGACAACCGCTGAGCGGTGAGGACGACGTCCAGCATGGCGGCGTTCTTCGCGTCCAGGTCGGCGTCGAGCCGTCGGAGTTCGAGAGCGTCGCGCATACTGATGTTGCCGTTGATCCGCCACTCGTCGCCACCCAGCTTGAAGGTGATGGGAGTCGGGATCGCGAGGTTGATGTTGATCGTGTCAGACATAGAAGGGTTGCCTTCCCTAAGGGTGGATCGGGCTAGGCCAGGTAATTACTGGCATGCCCGTTGTTCTGGATCGACACGAGGGAACTCGTGGCGCCAGCGAACGCGATGGCCGAATGCTGCGCGTAGACGACCTTGTTGTCCGGATCGATCGCCGTGAGGCGAGTGTCGCCGAACCGGACGAGGTTCGCGTCGAGCGTCATCGACCGCGTCGTAGACAGCACGTGGCTGATCTTGAAGACGCCCGTCGCGAGGGTGAACGTCGGAGAGACGCCGCTCTTGTATTCGATGAACATGTAGTTCGACGCGTTCTGGTAGATCTCGTCGAGCTCGATCTCGATGGTGCGGCCGAGGTCGACGATGTCCGCCATCACGAGGCCGTGCGCGAACAGATCAGGATCCGTCTCGATCTGCGCATTCACGGCGTACCGCGTCACGTACGACGCGGCAGACCCGTTGAACGGGAACGTGAACGACGCGTTCCAGAAGCCGTACACGTCCCCCGACTCGTACGTCGGGGTGAGTACGGTGCCGAACGAGGCGCCCATCTGGATGCCGATCCACTCACTCGTGATGCGGAGTGGCTGCCGGTTCTGCGACTCGAAGTTCAAGCCGATACAGCGAGCATCCGACAACACCTGGACGAGCGTGTTGCCGGGGTGCTGCACAACCACGGTGTAGTACGTGGTGCGCTGCCCGGGCGGGAACTGGAACGAGTGAATAGCCGGAGCCGAACCACCATTCCATGCGGAGGCGGCGGCGCCGCCGAAGCCGCCGCCGAAGAACGCGCCGGACAGCATGCCCAGAATGTCGGGCCGGCCGTGCACGACGAGCGTGCCGCGAGCACGATGCGCGACCTGCTGGTCGAAGCGGTGGTCGAGGCCGTCACCACCCTCGCGGATCGGGCCGAGGTACTCCTGGATCGGCTGGATGTCGGTGCCGTTCAGGTACTTCGCGAACACGAAGGCGGCAGCCGTGGACTGGACGGTGCCTTTGGCGGACTGCTTGCCGATCGCGATGAACGTGGACGCTCCACCCGTGATCTCAGTCATGCGTCATCACCTCCCTTCTTGTCGTCCTTTGCGGAGTGATCCGCATGCTTTGCTTCCTTCTCTTCGGGGGCGTTGACAGCGTCGTCGGGACGCGTGGACGCAAAGCGCGTGTCCTTCGCCTCGACGTCGTCGCTGTCGACCGCGTCGCCCCACTCCAGATACCGCTGTAGCGACGGCACCCAGACGAGGTCGAGCGATCCGACCCAGTATTTGCTTCGTCCCACTAGGAGTAGTCCTCCTGTCGAGTGGCGCGCACGTTGACGATGGTGTAGTCAGCGAACACGCCGGAGCGAGCCTCTATCTGGAACCTCTGCCCAGGCTCAGTCCCAGTCACATTGATGCCGTTCCACGCCGAAGCGCCATCCGGATCGAGCACGCCTGTGCGGTTCATAGCCACAACTTCGATGATGGCGAGCTGGTAGCGGAGGAGCTTGAGCGCCAGGTCGCTCGGGTTGGCATCCTCAAGAAAACACACGATAGAGAGGTAGTGGTCATACGTCGCCCAGCCGCCAGCGTCCGCCGTGGCGACGCTGCGGCCAGCGAGGACGCAGACGCACGGCCATTCGCTGATCTCGCCAGCGAACGGCTTGTAGTTCAAGTAGAGGCGAGGCGGGTCGAGGCTGATGGGCTGCTCGGCGCGCGCCACTTCGATCGCGGCGAGGCGCGGATCCATGCCCTGCTGCAAGACTTCGAGGAGCCCCCAGACGCTCGACTCGATGTTCCTCACAAGCCCGCCTTTCGGCGGCACTGCTCGACCCACTTGTCGGCCAGCATGATCCAGCGGGCGTGATCGCCGGCGCTCAAGTCGATGAGTTTGCGGGGCGGCACGGCGACGTTCACGCGGCGCCGCTCATAACCACCCGAGCGGGTGCGGACGCTGATCTTGCCGCGCGCCGTGAACCCCTGATCCATCAACTCGGCGACCGGCACGGAACGCCCCGTGTTCGACGAGGAGTGGTAGCGGGTGCCGAGCAGCATGTGCTTCGCGCTCCGCTCGAGGATCGTCTCGTCCGTCGTCAGCGACGCGCGCAAGCCGCCAGTGCGGACGAGGATGCTGCTCGACGAGTACGAGTTGCCGGTGATCGGGTCGTCCCACTCCTTGTAGAGCGGTCCGTGTCCCTTCCACGAGCCGCCGCCGCCACTCGCGAACCGCGCCTTCTCGAGATCCTTGAAGTCGTCCGCGATGTCGCCCCACGCCGGCGTCCAGTCCTCGAGCGAGTCCGCGAAGACGCGGAGCCGCTGCGGGACGCCGTGATCCTCGACCTTCACCTCGATCCGCATCAGAACTGCATCCCGCGCGTGAAGAACGGGTCCATCCACGACCCCGCCGTCGCGTTTCCTGTCATCACCGTCTCGAGTTCGATCGTGGTGCTCGAGCCGGAGCCGGGAAGCGTCATCGCCCCCGTCGTCAGGTCGATCAGCATCTGCTCGAACTCGGCCCGGTAGTCGTCAACCGCGGCGACGCCGCCGTTCGGGAACAAGGTTCGGCCCACGTACCAACCCGCGCCGGCGAGGCAGATGGACTTGAGGACGCCCGCGTCGCTCGTCGCGGTGATCGGGATGACGTAGCCCTGTCCGGCGCAGATGCCGTCGAGGCGTGCGGAGAGCCGGTCGAGGTACTTCGTGACCTCCGTCGCGGACGGCTGCGTATCGCCAGCGATCCTCCACTTAGGCAGGTACGAGATGACGTCCTGCAACGTCGCGTACGCCATCTAGAGCCGCCTCCGCACGATGAACGGGATCGCCTGGTCAGCGGGCCACTGAGTCACGCCGCCGAGGGCGCTCACGGCGCGCACCTCGAATTCGAGTCGTCCTGGCACCCAGCACGGATAGACGCTGGGAGCCATCGCCGAAGGGTCGAGCGGGATCGTGACGCTCGCCATGCCGAGGCTCGCCGAGTTCCACGTCGCGGCGAGGACGTACCGCATGTACGTCGCGGCGTTCCCGGAGCCGACAGTGCCGCCGATCACGCCGATGACGCTGGCGCCCGTCAGGTCGTACGGCGACGCGCCGACAAGCAGCTGCGTCGTGATCGCCGGCGACGTGTCTCCCTGGTCGCGCTTGATGATCGCGATGCTCACGCGCTCATCATGCCGATAGGGGCGGACGTGGAGCCGATAGAGGCCTGCTTCTCGGAGTGGCCCAAGGCGGCACTAGCGGCTCCGCCGCTCATACTACACCTCGTCGTCGGCGACGAGCGTGACGAGGGCGCCTTCGGTCGACAAGAGCGGCAGATACCCCTCGGCAGACAACGGGACGCCTTCTCCTTCGATGACGTCCCCTTCGGCGCTCCACCATCCGAGTGGGCCGAGGATCGAGTCAGGGGAGAGGATCGTGTTGGGAGTCAGGGGCCGCCAAGCCACTACCACCCCCCTCTCGGATCGACGGGCAGAGCGATGACGACTTCGTCCGCGACCGCGAGCGCTTCCGTGACGCCGACGTCGGCGGCGAGCGCGATGAACGCCTGCGCATCCGCAACCGCCTTCGTGGACGGGTCCGGCCGCTTCGGGTCGAGCTGCTGGCGCAGCACATCACGATGCCGCTCCACCGCCGCCTCCTCGGCGACGGCCTGCTTGAAGTCCTCACTGGCGGGGCTTGGCTCGTACGACGTGCAGATCACCTTGCCTCGCAGATCGCGCTCCTCCACGACTAGCGTCACGCCGTCATCCGAAACCGTGTGCAGCGTGCCCATCAGGAGCGTCCGATCCACAGGCCGAACGAGTTGCCGTGCCAGGCAGGTCGGCCTGCGCGTCCTGGTTCGCCTGGAACGGCTGGAACGTCGGGATCGCAGCGGACGCGCTCGATCCGCCATTCAGCCGCATCAGCGCCGCGCCAGTCGCAGCGACGTTCAGGAACACGCGCCAGTAGAAGCCGTCCGTCAGGATCGTGTACGGCGACGTCATCGGAACGACCTTCTTCCCTGCCGATGCGAACGAGCCGGACACGTCAGCGCTCGATGCGAGCAACACGCCAGCACTGGACAGCACGCCGAGTTTCGCGAGCGTGACGCTTGTCCCGGCGGTGTTGCAGGCGACGATCAGGTTCGTGATGACCTCTCCGGCGAACTGATACGTCGCGATCGCGTATAGGCGTTGCGAGATCGTGACGCTGGACGCGTTCGCGGATACGTATGGGCCGGTCTCGTCGGTGTATCCGAGCGCCGCCATGAGCCGCTGATAGCGGATCGCGGCGCGCAGATGCGCGACCTCGTCGGTGCCGCCGGGTGCGTGCTGCGACGCATGCACCGCGGCGGCATCCGCCAATTCGAGTTCCGCCGCGGTGCGGTTAGCCGTCGTCAAGTCCCGCCAGGTAGCCACGCGCTCTACCCTACACGGTGCTCAGGATGGATGAGAACCACGAGTCCCACTCGTCCGCGACGCCCTGCCACGAAAGCGTGGCGGACCGCTCGCGGCCGAGGTGCTGCTGCGACGCGAACCACGCCTCGTCGGAGAGGCCCGCGGCGACTGCCTTGACGAACTGCTCCTCCGGGAACGACGGGTTCGTCCCTTCGAGCACGACACCAGCCTCGCCGAGCGTCTCCGGCAGCGCGCCCGACGACGTCGTGACGATCGACATCCCGGCCGCCATCGCTTCCATCGCCGTGATGCACGACGTCTCCGTATGGTTCTCATACGGGTACGGGTACGCCCAGACGCGCGCGTTCTGCTGCTCCACCGCGAGCGCGTGCTGATCGACCCGGCCGCAGAACTCGGCGCCGTCGAGGCTCTCGATGCGGGCGAGGAGGCGCTTCTTCCAGTCCTGCATCGGCGGGTTCGCGACGTGCATCTTGTCGAACACGTCGAAGCCGTAGAACACCTTGAGGCGAGCCTCCGGCGCCTGCTCGCGGATCGCCGGCCACAAGTCAAGCAGCTTCTCCAGTCCCCGGTCGGGCGACGATGAGTAGATGACGACGGGCTCGCGCTCGGCGAACGGCTTGTCGCCCTCCGGCCACCGACTCAGGTCGATGCCGTTCCGCGTCATCTTCGCGTTCGTCACGCCCTCCGCTTCGAGGAGGGAGTCGGCGTGATCCTGGGAGAGGGCGAGGATCTCGTCGAACCCTTCGAGGCGGGTGCGGAGTTCGCCGCCCATGTGCGCGTCGTGGCACCACAACACCGTCAGATCGGCGTTCGGCGCCCAGTCCGCAGCCTGCGGACTCCGGACGCTCACGAACACGTCGCAGTGCTCCTCCGGGTCGTACTCGTAGAACTGCCGGTAGAGCACCTGCTGGATCGGGCCCTCCACCGTCAACCCGGCGTACACCTCGACGAACCAGCCCTTCCGCGCGCTCGTTCGCCATCTGCGCCACCGCCGTCTCCGAACCGCCGAGGCCACGCTCGCGAATGTCGAGCGGGCTCCAGGGTTCCCAGCCCGGGCCGGCGTAGAAGACGATGCGTCCCTTCTTCGGCGCGGGCTCGTACGAGATGACCTGGGTGCCGTCGGCACCCATCGCCATCGACGCGAGGCGTCCCCGCTGGAGGCCGAACCGCGCGAACTGCGTGGGCGTGACGGCGCGGAGGTGCTGCTTCTCCCAATTCTCGCCCCAGTTGTCGATCATGCCCGCCTCGTACGCGCCGATCGGCGTCGAGAGGTAGATGCGTCCACCCGGCTTGAGGGCGCGCTCTAGCTGCTCGAGGGTGGCGTGCGGGTCGACGACGTGCTCGAACACCTCGAACATCGAGATCGCGTCGTACCGCGACTCGCCGAAGGTGTCGGCGGCGTCCTCGACGAACCCCTCCTCGTACTGACCCTCGAGGTCGTATTCCTCTGCCCGTTCACGCGCTGCTTCGATCGCCTTCGCGTTCAAGTCGATCCCGTCCGCGACGCAGAGGCCGAGGACGCTCTCGAGGTGCGCGCCGACCCACGCGTCGTTACAGCCCGCGTCGAGCAGCCGGAAGCCGTCCGCCTCGAGATCCTCGTGGGCGTGGAGCGCCTCGACGCCGGCAAGCACCTTCGCGCGCCCCGTGTCCTCCGTATCCCCTGGTGCGGGTGCGAAAGGGGACAAGTCGAAGCGCTCGAGGCCGCGCTGCTCGCGGATGCCCTGGGCGAGTTCGGTGACGCGGACGAGTCGCATGGAGGCGTCCGACACCATCTCGTCCGGGTTGCGCACTTCCCGGTTCGTTTCGTACAGCTTGCCGTACTGCCGCTTCGCCCGGACGTGCCGCAGCGACACGTAGAGGTGGTGGCGCAGCTGCTGGACGCGCGGATCGTCGGCGACGGCGTACGGCAAGAACTTGAGCACTTCGAGCGCCTTCTGGTTCTCGTCGTACCGGATCAGGTTCTCGATCAGCCCCACCGCGGCGTCCGCCGCCTGCTTCTTCCGGTCGCCGCGCATCGTCCCCACGATCAGGCCGTGCAGTTCGGGGGTCTGCATCACGCCCCACGCGAGATGGGCATGTTCGAGGGCCTTCGTGAAGTCTCCGAGGTTCGAGTAGCAGAGGGCGAGGTTCGCGTGCGGCGTCCAGTCGTAGTCGCGCGGGTTCAGGATGAGGTTCGTCTGCGGATCGGGGATCTCTAGGGCCCGCTCGAACCAGCGCACCGCACCCGCATAGTCGCTCTTGCCGAGGAGGCTCTCGCCGATGCCGTGCGGATGATCCGGCCACTCCGCAACGCCGTGCTCAGAGGCGTGCGTCATCGCGTACGCGTCCACCTCGAGTGCCTCGTCAAAGCGGCCCAGGGCACGCAGCGAGTCGGCCTTCTTGTGGTACGTCTGGTGCTTCTCCTCGCCCCAACCGGAGATGCCGAAGTAGTAGTCGTACGCCTCGAGGGCCTCGTCGTGCCGGCCGCGTGATGCGAGTTCGGTGCCTCGGTACACGGCCATGCGCGGATCAGGCGTGACGCCGTCCGCCTCGGAGTCGGCGAAGTGGCGTTCGATGATGCGCAGGTTCCGCTCCCCCTCGTCCGGCTTCGGCTGCTTCCGGTGCCGGTAGACGGGGCTCGGCGTGTACGCGAAGTTGCACGGCTGGAACTGCGGGATCAGCACCTCGTGAACTGGGCTCGCCCACTTCCATGCTTGCGGATGGCGGATGAGACGCTCCCGCTTGAGCATGCAGACGTTGACGCCGTCTGGTGTCTGCGCGTAGTCGTAGTCCATCACGAACGCGTGGATGTTCTCCGGCGACTCGCCTGCTAGCTGGCGGAGCGCTTGGGCGCCGTCGAGGATGTCGTCCGCGTCGACCCAGATCGCCCAGTCCGCCGTGACCTTGTCCCACCCGACCTGCCGAGCCGCCGCGAAGTTGTCGGTCCACTCGTAGTCGACGAGTTCGTAGCGCGCTCCGGGCTGCGCTACAGACCATGCTTTGAGGGTCTTCTTGACGATGCGCCGCGTGCCGTCATCCGAGCCGGTGTCGACGGCGATCACCTCGTCAACGAATGGCAGCACCGACGCGAGCATGCCGTCGATGGTGGCCTCATCGTTTTTGAAGATGAACGCTAGGGCGATCCGTGGTGGTGCAGTCATGCGGGGTGCCTTCCCTTGTGCCTTCCCGGGCGGTTTGTAGGAGGGGCCGCTGGTAGGGAAGGCAAGTTCCCCAGCGGCCCCTCCATCTTCTGCCTACGCGGGCTTCGACTTGGAGTCGTCGCCAGCCTTGGCCTTCTCGGCAGCCTCGGCCGCTTTCGCGGTCTTGTCTGCCTCGGCCTGGTCCGCCTCGGCCTGTGCAGCCTCCGCGTCGGCCTTCGCCTTGTCGGCAGCCTCAGCCGCCTTGTCAGCCTTCCGCTGCGCCCCCTCATCGACGATCTCGATGAGGTTGCCGTCGCCCTTGAGGAGTTCCTGCACATCAACGTCGTGCAGATCCACCTCCTCGCCGGGCTCGAACACGCGCGACTGGTTGACTGGCACCGTGACGGGCGCGCCGGTCAGCATGGTCGTCTCGTTCTGGGCCGGGTTCTCCGGATGGTCGTGCGGATACCCGTACGACACCCGGGTCAGGAACCTGACCTTCGTCTTGGAAGTGGACTTGTCAGCCATTTGCCTCCCCTTCCTACGAGATGGCCGCGGCGTACACGTACGCCATGTCGGTTGCGACGACACGCTCGTCGTCGATGATGCCGACGGCGAGGTAGTTGCCGCGCTGCGCCTCTTCGCGCCAACGCCGCACGTTCCAGCCGGCAGTGCCGTACTCGGTCGAGCGGAACGTATACATCGTGGACGGAACGTCCATCGACGGGAGGCCCGGCTTGACGTAGAGGATCCGGACGTCCTTGCCCCACACGTCCGACATGGACGCCGCGGCGCCTTCTGCGGCGGTGTTCTGCACCATGCCGGGCTCGATCACGTTCAGCCCGAACAGGGTCGACGGCAGGTAGTTCGCCGACTGGTAGCCGTCGTAGCCACGCTCGGCAGAACCACCGCCGGGGACCTGTGCGCCCCGGATGTAGTCGATGCCGCCGAGGTAGGAGATCATCGTCTTGATGTCCGAGTTCCTCGCCACGACTGCGGCGACGGCCTTCGGGATGATGATCGTGTTCGGGTCGTACCCCGTCGAGGCGCGAACCGCTTCCCGGGCGACCATGATGTCACGCTGGAGGTTGGCGGCCGTGAAGCCACCGTTGTCCCACTGGTTCGCACCCGCCAGCGTCGAACCCGACGTGCCAAGCTGGCCGCCGTTCGCGGCGAGCCTGAGCGCAGCCGCGACGCGAGTCTCGCGTCCCATCTGCATGACGCCCTGGAGGTAGACCGCCTTCGCCTGCTCGAGCCGAAGCACCGAGTCGGTGTTGGCGTAGTCGCCGTCCTCGATCAGGACGGAGAGTTCGTACTCCTGCGCCATGTAGCCGGCCACGTTCTCGGACGGCTCGATGACGCGTGGACGCGTGCCGCGGGCGCGACGCTGATCCTCACCGGTGCGGAGGAACGCCGCCTTGTCCCACGAGTAGAACTTGTCGGTGCGGCGCCGAACCGGCACGACGGGCGCGACGAGGTCGGCGATGCGCGACACGGGGAGCGTCGCGGCGAGGTAGTTCGAGAGGGGCGCATCGATGTGATCGCCCGGGTTGATCGCGTAACCGGCCATCAGAAGACCTCTCCGGGTGCGATCTTGATCGAGAAGATGCCGCCAGCGACGGCGGCGGTGATCGACTTACCGGCGACGTAGCGCGGGTACTGCACGTTGCCGAGGGCCGAGCCGACGCCGGACGGGCCGACGGGAACGAAGCCGGGCGACGCCGCGATGTTCGCCATCACGAACGCGCCGGGCCCGAGGGACGCGGCGGCAAAGGCCTTGCCGATGCCGCCCGTCTGGATGGGGATGTTCGTGTTCGCCGTCGGAGCCGACGCGGCAGCGATGCCGTAGACGGGCGCGACGCCGAACGACGCGTTCGAGGCGGGTAGAACCGCGGCGTCCTGCGATGCGGACTGCTGCACCGGGAAGCCGAAGTTGATCGCACTCGCAGCGACGAACGTCTCCATGTGGTAGAGCTCGTTCTGGGTGAAGGCCATCAGCCGGCCGCCTTCTCAGCGGCGATGAGAGCCGCGCCGTAGTCGAGGTTCGAGTCGGCTGCCATCAGAGCCTTGGCGGCGTCGTCGAGGCCGGTGCGGTGCTCGTTGCGGCCGGTGGCCGTCACGTCGCCGACACCCGTGGACGGGTTGTCCTTGCCGGTGCCGACGGTCGACAGCAGCATGTTCGCGGGTCGCGCCTCGATCGCCTTCCGGGTGAGTTCCGGAGCGGCGGCCATGAGTGCGCGGTACGTGTCGAACTCGCTCGGAGCGAGCCGGCCTTCGCGGGCCTGCTCCGAGAGGTAGGTGTCCGCCTGGAAGTCGGCGAGCGCCTTCGCGCTCTCCTGGGCGGACTTGGTGGCGTCCTCGGCCAGCTTCTTGACGGCCTCGAAGTCGGCCAGCGCAACCACGTCCGTCTGCTCGGCGGGTGCCGAGAGGGCGGTGATGGCGGCGATGACGGCGTCTTCGGGCGCGTCGTCGGCGAGCTTGAGGACGCTACGGATCTTGTCCGTCATGTCCTGTGAGTCTCCATTGTTGAGCATGGAGCCTTCCGCTCCGGCCTCCACGGCCGGTTCGCGCGTCGGGCTGGACGGATCCTGGGTTCCGTCATCGTCCGACAGCATCTTCTTGCAGTCGGGACAATTCTCGTCGTGCCGCTCATGCTCGTCACACGACGGCATCGAGTCGAGGAAGACCTCGTCCGCGCCATCGGAGAGCGTGATCGGCTTCAAGCCCTTGAGGAAGGGCCGGTTCGTGATCGTGATCGCTTTGAGGTCGCGTCGCGGCCCGTACTCGGCCGAGATGCGGGTGTATTCGCGGTTCTGGACGAGCGCCGATCCGTGCTTCGTCCAGTCGACCGTCGCGACGAGCGTGTCGCCGACGCGACTCAAGCCTTTCACCCAACCCGCGGCTCTCGTGTCGCCCTTCGACGCCTTATGGTCGACGTCGATGAGGGCTTCCTTGTCGTGCGAGAACTCGTGCACGAGTTCGTCCAGGTCGGCCGGCTTGATCTCGAAGTCGCCGTACGCCGGATGATGGAACTTGCCGGTGTGCAGCACTTCGACCTGGGTGGGGACTTCTCCGGGCAGCCCGTCAGCAGCCGAGAAGGCGAAGCGCGTCATGCGCCGAAGAATGCGGGAAGCGTCGGACGGATAGCCTTCACGCGAGCGTAGGCACCCAAGTGCATCGGCACCGATCGCCACCCTCACACGAAGGGTTGGGTGGGTCGAGGGCGATGAAGGACGGCGAGCCGAACTTCGTGACGTGACCATCCGCCTTGGCGCACGGCGGGCAGCAGTTCCGGTCGAGGATGGCGCTGTACGTGACGGTGTCGATATTGTCGCCCGCCTCTTTCAGCACCGCCGAGCGACCCGTGTTGAACGACTCGGACGCGGCCAGCATCGCCTCTTTGCGGGCCGCGGCGCCAACCTCACGCTGGATCTCTTTCAGGATCTGCTCCTTGTGCATCCGGCCCTTACGAAGGTTCGACAGGGCGAGTCGCTTCACGATCGACTCGAGCGTGTTGACGAGGCTCGCGATGATCTGTTCGGCCCGGGCCTTGACGATGCCTTCGAGGAACGAGCCGCCCATCTCGCGTGCGATCTTGAGCCAGTTGTCGTCGTTCGCGGCGAGCGAATAGCCGGGGGTGGCGACGATCCGGTCGCCTTCGTAGATGGGGAGGTTGTCGCGCTGCCGCCCGAGTTCCTGCCGCATACTCTCCGCGCCGCCGATGCAGCCCGACATGAGGGAGCCGCGAATAGCCTCGGCGAGGGGACCCAGTTCGCGCACCCGGATGCGGGCGACGTTCTTCGGATCGCCCGACTCGACGGCCTTGATGGCGTCCTCGACGAGCCTGTCCGAGACGGCGAGGAGGGGTAGGTCGATGGCGGCGACGAACTGGTCGCGCGTCGCGTCTATCAGCGCCGAGCAGCCGTGCCAGTCGGTGAAGGCTTCGTCAGAACGAAAAGGGCGTGCTGGATGCCAGCCGTCATCGGCCAAGCCGAGCGAGTCATCCGTGTCGCCCCCCTCTCGAGCCCCAGGGTTGATGCCGCTACCAGCGCCACCCTTGCCGCCACCCGTCTTCGCGCCGCCACTCTGCGAACCGTCCGGGTTCAGGGCGGGGTAGCGCTGCGCAGCCGCCGCGCTCGCCGCGTAGCGGGCTTCCTCGTCGCCCGTGAACACCTTGTTCGGCATCTTCGTCTGCTCGCGGATCCACTGCTCCGTCGGCGCGTCCGGCGTGAGGAACCCGTTCGACGCCCATAGTTGTGCGGCGCGCGCGATGACGGGGATGTCTTGCGGCGAGATGCCGGTCGCTTTGAGCGTCGGATACTCCATCACGCCCGGATAGTTCAAGTCGATGATCTGCCGCACGAAGGTGCGGTTGATGGTGTCCGACACCTTGTTCGCGACGGAGATGAGGCCGAGGAAGAACGGGTCCCGCTGCACCTCGGCGGTGGCGCGAGCACCTGTCTCCCGCTGGCCGAGATCCATGAACCGGGCGAGGATGTTCGTGAAGATGTTCGACTCGAGGTGCCGGATGAGTGGCAACGCGTCGGGCGGTTCACGATCCGGCGTGAGGATCGAGATGGCGCGGCTCGACTCGCCGTCACCACAGTCGAAGCCGAGGTCTTCCGAGTAGACGACCGCCGTCTGCTCGCCGGAGCGGATGTTCATCAGCATGTTGAGGGCGGCGTTGCGCTGCGCCGCCGTCGCGCCGTTCTTCATGCGCGCGATGGGCGTGCCGACGAGGAACTTCTCCATCCCGATCGCCGCGACGCGCTGAATACCCTCAAGCATGTACCACGGCTTGTAGGCACCGCGCAGGAGCGAGACGCCCCAGTAGTCGTCGCCTTCCTGCTCGTTGACGAGGACGAGGCACTTCTCGATCGGCAGCGTCACGATCGGACTCGACTGGCCCCACGTGTCGTACGTGTTCTGCTCGATCGACGTGAGTTTGCCGGAGGCGTCGACGTTCCACTTCCAGATGGTGCGCGGCAGCCGCGGCGCCCAGTCGCGCCAGATGAGGACGTCGCGCTCCGCGACCGTCACGTCTTTGCCGTTCGGGTCGACGTACGACCACGACTTGCGGGCCCACTCGTAGGTGCCTTCGGTGACGCTCACGCCGTGCCGCAGATACCGCAGCAGGTCTTCGAGGATCGCGACGAACGGGCGCTCCATCCAGCGGTCGAGGGCTTGCTGCACGAAGGCGGCTTGTTCGAGGTGCTTCGGGTCGCTCGACGCGGGTCGGCACTCCCATTCGGCGGCGAGGAGCGGCGTGATGATGTGCTGCATCGTGGCGTGCACGACGGGGTCTGACTTCGCCATCCGGTCGTAGACGAGGAACGAGTCGGGCGGCAGCAGCTTCCAGTTGTAGTCGTCGCTCTGGAGGAAGCCGCGCCAGTTCAGGGTGCCGGTGCGTCCGTACTCGACGAGCAGGTCGCCCGCGACCCTCGCTTGCGGGTCGGCGCTGATGCCGGCACTCGGTGGCGTCGCGACGCGCGCCGGCTCGGTCATCGCCATCAGAAGTCCGCCGACAAGACGCCGCCCATGAACACGCCGCGCGGCTCTTCGTCTTCGTCTTGGGTCATCGTCATCAGCATCGTTCTGGCTACATAGTGCACGAGGTATCGGAAGGCATCCGATCCGTGCGTGAACTCGTTGTCCGCCGGCATCTCCGCTCCCGGCTTCCGCTCGCCGTTCCGATCAACCGGGTAGTGGGTTTGTTCGAGGCAGTCCATGAGCCGGTCGGCGAGCGGGTTGATGCGGATATGGATCGGCAAGCCACCCGCCTGGCCGGTCGCTCCACGCAACCCAACGCGGACGAGGCGGATGCCTTCTTTCGCGTCGTGGTGGAGCCAGTGCGGCGAGTCGCAGAACACGCCGTGCTTCGCGAGCGCGTCGATCGGCCCCTCCCCCGTGTTCAGGTTCTTGGAGAGGCCGGCGGGGTCGCCGACGTGCTGCAAGGGCCGGCCGCCGTATAGCTGCTCCCACTCCTTCACGATGGGGACGTAGTCGTCGATGATCTGGCCCGAGTTCTCGTGGTACGCGATGACGCTCAACTCGATCCGGTCGAGGTAGAGCTCGACCTGGCCGAGGATCATCACCGTGGCGCCTGAGTAGCCGAAGTCCCACGCGACGACGTGCCGCGCCGCCGGGTTGAACAGCACGTCGGCGAGGTGCCGGTGCCTGTCTGCCTCCGGATAGACGCGGGCGCGGGTGGAGCGATCGAACGACTGGTCGAGCTCTTGGGCGATGAGGTCGTCGGCGCCGATGATGTCGCACTGCTCCTCGTACCACGGACTCGTCATCGTTCCCGCCGGCGCGTAGTGGGTGCCTTTGACGCAGTCCTCGCACGACGGGTCGTCGCCGCTCACGTGCATGCCGATCGACATGACGGGGTGATCCGTCCAGTGGTAGTCGAGTTTGAGGATGCGGCGCTTCTTGTTGTCGCGGACGAGCACGAAATACTCGTTGCCGCGCCCGTTCGGCGTCGAGTTCGCGATCTTGCCGCGCTTACACGCCTGCGAGACGCTCGCCCAGATGAGGCGCGTCCAGTCCATATGCGCGAACTCGTCCAAGACGACCATGTCGAGCGTCGCGCCACGACCAATGTTCGGCGTCGCCGACGCGCCCGAGATGAAGCCGCCGTACTCGTTCGTGATCGACCCCTCCTTGAAGAAGAGTTTTGAGCGGTGTCGGAGCCACGACGGGATCTTCGCTTCGTACATCTCGCGGATCCGGCCGTGCAGACTCTTAATGGTGCTCTTCGACCCGCCGTCGTCAACCTCGTCGAAGCGTTGATGCGCGTTCAGGATCCGGATCGCGTCCCAGAAGAGGATCAGCCAGCACTCGATACTCATGAGCAGCCATGACATGCCTACCTGGCGCGTTTTGGAGATGACGGCGTCGTTGATGCGCGGCTTGCCGTCCTCCCACGCGATGAGGCTCCGGATGATGACCTTCTGATGCTCGTGGAGGGGCCCGCCGACGAGTTCGTTCTCGTCGATGAACAGGATCGGGTCG